AAATTATTACGAAGAAGATAAAGAAGGAAGAACAATTGCTAATATTTTTATTGGAGGAGCTATTGTTGTTGCTTTTATTATTGGTTATATATATTCTAAATATTTATAATTTATGAAATTTAAAAATAGCTGGTCTAAAAGCAAACTATGGGATAAATTTAATATACGATTAAGAGTAGGTGCTATTGACCTATTTACAATTGAAATAGATATATCCCGTGAGTTTTATCTTCTTACAGTATTAAACTTTAGTATTAAAAATAGATAATATGAAAAAAGGATCAAATAAGAAGTGCATCACTTCTACAGGTAACAAAAGACTATATGAAATGGGCCCTATTGATGCAATTAAGCTTATTTCTTATCCTACTAGTAGCATTAGCATGTTAGAAGGTAACAAAGCTAAAAGTCCTAAAAAAGGATAACCACTCTGCTAAACTAGCGAAAGGAGCCTAAGTGCTCCTTTTTTTGTAACTATATTTTAGTTAACTATTTTTTATTATATTTGTATATATTTAAATATAATAGTTATGTCAGAAGAATTAAACCAACAACAAGAATTATCGCCAGAAGAATTAGCAGAAATGCGTAAACGTACTTTAGATTTTTATAAAAGTCGAATTAGCTTTATGAAAGTGCAATTAGAGTATGAAAATTTAGCTGCTAATATTGAAGAGGCAAAACTAAGAGGCTTAATGGCCACATTAAAAATGGCGCATATAACTGCTCCACCAGCTGAGTCTGAAGAAGAATCTATTAATCAAGAAAAATCTGAGTAATCATGCCTAAAGCTAATCTTGTAGAGAAGCGTGTTAGGATGAGTAAACGTGATATTATTAAATATCAGTTATTAACTCATTCTTTCATAAACTCTATATCATATAGTGATGCAGAACTTAATTGTTTAACACTTTTGGGTGTATGTGGTGAAATGGATTTATCTGATTTCTGTAATTATGTTGTAGACGAAAATATATTTAAGGTATCGCAAACTGCTCGTAATTTTTTAACAAAAGCAGAAAAGATGAATCTTATAGATAAAAACGGAACAAGTAGAAAAAAGATCAAACTTAAAGATGATCTTAAAATACAGACAGCAGGTAACATTATTTTAGATTTTAAAATTGTATACGTTGATACCCAAGAGTCATAAACAATTTATTAGATCAACTGCAGAAGATACAGGTCATAAAGAACAACTTGTAACAGATGTTATTGGTTTTTATTTTAGTGCAGTTAGAAAATCACTTAGTGATGTAGAATCAGTAAATATTAAACTAGACTGTTTAGGAACATTTAAAGTAAAAGAAAAGCAATTAGTAAAGTTAAAGTGTCAGCTTGAAGATCATCTTAAGCGACTTGATAATCCTGAAACTTTTGGACAAATGAAAATTAAAAAAGAAATACAGGAAAAATATGATAACTTATCTCATGCTTCTTCTTTACTTGTTTCTGAAAAAGTAAGAAAAAAAACACATAGAGAAAAAAGAAATGAAGAGACTCAAGGAGATTTGGATTAATAAAAGATTGATTATTCAAGGAGTATGGAATTCAATCTTTAAAAAAAGCTATGTAGAAAGAGTTGCTAAAGAAAGAATGGCAATTTGTAAAAAATGCGATGAATTTGACGTTACAGGTGAACATTGTGCATTTACTGGAACACAACCTTGTTGTGCAGAATGTGGATGTTCATTAGAGTATAAGACAAGATCATTATCCTCAGCATGTCCTTATTTATATTGGAGAGCGCTAGAAAAAGAAGAAACTATAGACGATTACGAATACTAAAAATATGTGGGGAACATACGAACATAACGAAGATGAAGAAGACAATGCATGGCATATTGTTCCTTTAGATGACGATCATATACATGTGTTATCTAGAGAGTGTGAATGCAGACCTCAAGCAAAAGCAGTAGATGAAATATCTACATTAGTGATACATAACTCTTTTGATGGCAGAGAAGCATATGAAGAGGCTATTTCAATTATTAACCCTCCAGAAGATTAAAATATGGCAATACAATTCACAGCATCAGATCACAAATACCAAAGCATTAATCAAGACGAAAAAATAGAATGGCTCAGTGTAACAAGTTTAATCAGTTTATTTAAAAAACCATTTGAAAAAGAAGTACAGGCACTAAAGTCTTCAAAAAATAAAAGATCAAAGTGGTATGGAATGTCTGTACAAGAGATTATTGATATATGGGATAGTGGTAATTCAGTAGCGTTAGATTTAGGAACATGGTATCATAATCAACGCGAAGCAGATTTATTATCTTGTAATACTATAGGAAGACTAGGATTAAATATTCCTGTGTATAAACCTATTGAAGAAAATGGTGTAAAAATAGCGCCTGAACAAAATCTAGTAGAGGGTATTTATCCTGAACACATGGTATTCTTAAAATCTGCAGGAGTATGTGGACAAGCAGATAGAGTAGAAGTGATACAAGATACTGTTAATATATATGACTATAAGACTAATAAAGAAATTAAACTAGAGTCATATAAGAACTTTGAAGGTATAGGAGATAAAATGCTTACTCCTATAAATCATCTAGATGACTGTAATTATATCCATTATGCTTTACAATTATCTATCTACATGTATATTATCATTAAGCATAATCCTAATCTAAAGCCTGGTAAAATAATGCTTGAACATATTATTTTTAAAAGGAGTGGAGAAGATAAATTTGGAAGACCTATTTATGAAAGAGATCATGACGGTAATCCTATTGTAGATAAAGTTGTACCTTATGATTTACCATATCTAAAACGTGAAGTAACTAGTATCTTCAAACATTTACAAAATTTTCCAGAAATAAAACTTAAAAAGAAATGACAATTAAATTGTTTGAAGTAGAAAATGGTGTAGTTAAAGTTACAGAACACTGTTATACTATTGAGTGGTTACATGATATTATTATTAACTATCCTGATAATCATCTAAAAATATTTGCGTATATTTTCTACATGACTTGTCCAAATCCAGAATTAAATCCTTTCTTTAATCTTCCTGAAGACGATAGAGAAGATGTTGTAATTGAATCAATTGGACTAGAAATACCTACTGAAGATAATCTAATAGTAAAAGCAGTAGCGCAATGTACATTATTATATACGACACCTACATTAAGAGCTTATAATGGTATATCTAAAATGTTAGATAAATTAAGTTATTATATGGAAACAGCACCAATTACTGCAGGAAGAGATGGAAACATTAATTCTCTTTTAGCAGCGGCAAAAAATTTTCAAGCCATTAGAGAATCATTTAAAGGAGTTCTTAAAGATCTTGAAGCAGAGCAAAGCAAAACATCAGTACGTGGAGGCCAAAATCTAGGATATGATCAGTTATGATGATTCACCAGAATACATTATTCCTTGTTGGGATAATGGCACTTGGACTCATAAGGAGTTTCAAACTAGAGAAGACTTTATAGAATTTTTAACAACTCTTTTTAAAGAACCTGGTCAATATGAGTTTGATGAAACTGCTTATATGTTTAATGAGCAAGCTAGACAATTTAAAAAGAATGGTGAAGTATATTGTTTAGCACCTTATATGAGCAAAGATTTTATTGCTTATTGGGATGATCAAAAAGAAAAATGTCGTAAAGGATCAATATTTATCAATGGAAACAAAACATGGTACCTACCACGTGACTACTACATGTGGCTTAATTTCCTTCCAATATACGATAAGGAAAAAAAGAACTTTGACTTCGCAGGTGTGCGTGATGCACAATATCATATGGCATTATATGAGTGTTTAGCAGAATTAAATTACAAACATGCGTCAATACTTAAAAAACGTCAGATTGCTTCTTCATATTTTCATATGGGTAAGTTTATCAATCAAATATGGTTTGAACCAGGTGTTATACTTAAGTTAGGCGCATCACTTAAAGATTATATAGGATTAGAAGGATCTTGGAAATTTTTAGATGAATATCGTGCATTTCTTAACTCTAAGACAGCATGGTATCGCCCTATGAATCCAGGTAAAGTACTTACATGGCAACAGAAGATTGAAGTAACAGAGAATGGACGTAAGCAAGAGAAAGGTCTTAAAGGAATGCTACAAGGTATGTCTTTTGAGCAATCTGATACAAAAGGTGTAGGGGGTCCATGTTCTTACTTCTTCTACGAGGAAGCAGGTATTGCTCCTACAATGGATAAAACTTTTGAATATTTAAGACCTGCAATGCAATCTGGAGAAATAACTACAGGGTTATTTATTTGTGCAGGATCTGTAGGTGATTTATCACAGTGTAAACCTTTAGAAGGATTTACTAGAAACCCTGATGCTAATGGTATGTATGCTGTAGAATCCAATTTAATTGATGAAAGTGGGATTATAGGTAGAACAGCATTATTTATTCCTGAGCAATGGTCAATGCCACCATATATAGATAAGTTTGGAAACTCTCTTGTAGAAGAGGCAGTAAAAGCTATTCTTGCAATACGTGCTGAATGGAAAGCTAGTTTATCTCCTGAGCTTTATCAGTTACGTATTTCTCAGCACCCGCGTAACATTGAAGAAGCATTTGCTTATAGAAAAGAATCAAAATTTCCACAACACCTGGTTAATGCTCAGATAAAACGTATTCAAGATAAAGAATACCCCATGGAGTTTGTGGAGCTAGTGCGTGATGAGCACGATCAGATTACAATAAAAGAAACCCGTAAATTACCTATTAATGAATTTCCTATTCCTAAAAACTCAACTAACAAAGAAGGTGTCGTCGTTATTTATGAGCGCCCAATTAAAAGCCCGTCTTTTGGCATGTACTATGCGTCAATTGACCCTGTGGGAGAGGGAAAGACTACTACGTCTGACTCGCTCTGTTCGATTTTTGTGTATAAAGCTCCAACGGAAGTTACAAAGGTTGAGGGCCCGAATATTACAAGTTATATCGAGGGCGACAAAATAGTAGCATCTTGGTGTGGACGCTTTGATGATATTAAGCAAACACACGAAAGACTAGAGAATATTATTGAATACTACAATGCATGGACACTTGTAGAAAACAACGTTAGCTTGTTTATACAATACATGATGTTGAAACGTAAACAGAAATACCTGGTACCAAAAGATCAAGTTCTGTTTTTAAAGGAGATATCATCAAACCGGGCCGTGTATGCTGACTATGGTTGGAAAAACACGGGGACACTTTTTAAGAGTCACCTTTTGTCATATGCTATTGAGTATCTTCAAGAAAAACTAGATGAAGACATTGCTGAAGATGGTTCTATTATTAGTACTAAATTTGGTGTAGAGCGTATACCAGATATTATGCTATTACGTGAAATGCAGGCATATCAAGATGGTCTCAACGTTGACCGATTAGTTGCATTTTCTGCATTAGTTGCTTTTGCTAAAATCCAACAAACAAATAGGGGTTATGCAAGACGCACAATTACTGATGATTCTAAATTGGTAAAATCAGATAAAATGACTAAATTTAATAATAGTCCGTTTAGACACATGGGTAAGTCTGTACTACCAGTTGGTATGAAGAGGAGCCCATTTAAAAATATGAAATAAGATGCAAATATATAACGCATTACAGATTAAAAATGGAGCGAAAGCTGATTACAATAGGTTGGGTAGTGTAACTCAACCATTGCAGTTTATTCCTGATAAAGAAAAAACAGATGAGTGGGCAGCGTGGAATGTTGACTGGTTAGAGTGGAATGGATTAAAGCAACTGCGTCGTAACGCGCGGCGCCTTATGAAGAACTACAAACTTGCAAAAGGTATTATA